CAGCTTTGGTTTTAGAGGCCACTTGTTTATGACTGTTGCACAATTACGACTAGAGCAAAAACAAACACAGTCAAATGCGGGTGGTTTGACAGATATTTATTTAAACTATGGCACCTATGTCAAAAGTTTTTATACTGTTTTGTATAACCCGTCTAGCGTTAAAATAAGACAAATGGGTCAAAGCAATAAGCGACTGCACCATAGCATTAACTGGGACACAACTGTGCCTAAAATAATTTCAGAAAAGTTTAAAAAATATGGAGCAACACAAGCACCAATGCAAAGTGAGGCAATTACTTAAATATAGAAAAGAATGGGGCAAAGAAAAGTTTAGAGCGTATTTAATTAAATACAAATTTGACAAACAAACTATTGCAGACTTTGTTGAGCAATGGGAACTAGGAAACAGGGGAGAAACATGGATATTGAAAGATACATTGTTGCAGCAACAGGGCTTGGATATTTAGTGGTAGGTCTAGCCCAATACTTTAAAGGCTCGCCATCTAACGCATTTATATGGTTAGGTTACGCAGCAGCCCAAATTGGCTTATGGATGAACCTCAAATGAAAGACTATGACCCAAATGATGCAATCGACTTCATTTTCAAGAAAGCGCCAGATTATGCGGCTGCAAAGGGCAGATTGGCAGAGCTTGAAACTTTTAAAAGTTCTCTTAAGGCGATTAAAATGGCGCAAACAGACGAACAAAGTTTGGGCGCCCAAGAGCGAGAGGCTTATCGCAGCCAAGAGTACCAAGATTTGTGCAAAGCTATTGGAGCTGCAACGGAACAAGCAGAGGCGCTTAGATGGCAGTTAGAAGCCTGGCGTACTCAAGAAGCCAGCAATAGAAACATTGAAAGATTAACCAAATGACAGACTACTCTGAAAACTACCTGCGTATACAAAAGCTGTTGAAGTGTTACCACAACGCTACACTTAAAAACCAATACGAAAAAGCTACTAGAATAGCCCACGATTTAGCAGAAGAAACCATCAAATTAGAATTTGCCACTTATGACCAAGTTAGAAAACAATGGCTAAGCTAATGCGTAATATGTTTGCTACGCATACAGACTATGCAGAGTTTAAAGGGCTAATTCCTGCAAATCCTGCGTTGATTCCTAGTAATGTAGATGGCATACTTGAGCGCAATGGTCAATTTTTAATTCTTGAATGGAAAAGACCTGGCGAAAAAGTTAGCACAGGGCAAAAAATTATGCTGCAGGCTCTTGCGTCTAAACCTGATTTTATGGTAGTTATTATTTATGGCAATACTGATAATGAAACTGTAATTGATTCATACTGGTTGCTTACGCCTGATGGCAAACCAGTTAAGTCTGGTGTAGGTTTTCAATCATTTAAACAATTTTATAAAGATTGGTACACATTAGCTGATGGCCACAAAAGATGAAAAGAAGTCACTCAATAAGATTGCAAACCTCGGATGTATTTTATGCTCCGAAATCCTTGGGTTTGAAGGCACACCGGCAGAACTCCATCATGTACGCAGACATGGAAATGTTCGGTCTGCATCCCCTGTGCTTGCATTATGCCCTGAGCATCATAGGAACGGAAACGATAGCCTTCACCGAATGGGTGTCAATGGTTTTGAAAAAAAATGGGGAATATCCTGTGAGGAGTTGCTGGAACGACAAAGTAAAAAACTTGGAGAGGTTACTTAGCGATGACGACATTTACTACGGCAGACCGATTGGCAGTTGAAGCTACAATTCCAGAGGGTCAAATCCCAACTCAGACGAAATACGGAAGGCTCTATTACGAAACTCCTTATCATGGTGTGTCCATTTATTTGTGCGATGACGGCTCATATGTATGCACTCATGGCAAAGAACCCGAATTACCGTGTCAAGATGACCACACTTAGCAGATGAAATAGTAATGGTATGCTCGTAATCCTCGCCTGTGTCGTATAGATAGGTGCCCATTACTTCTTTATCTTTATCTACAATAAAGTCAATTTCTTCAGGCAATGGCATAGCCCACCTGTCAAATGGCTTCATGCAATAAATTGCTGAATACAAATTACGAATAATTGCAGGCGTTAGTTTCATACCCTATTTATACAACCCCTAAATTCAAAAGCATCCTCACCGCATACTTGAATTAACTCTGGCAACATTAAACGACCTTCTTCAAATGATAATAAAGCAAAGCCTGAGCGCCAATCTTTAGGATTGTCCTCTGTGTATGCCATAAACTGTTCGCCATTGGGGTCAGCAAGGCAGCCTGTCTGTATGCCATATCTTGTGCCGTTATAATCTGTAAATGGCTGTACAGCTAGGTTGTGAGTATGGCCAGTAATCATGTTAACACCCGCATTAACAGTATTGGCACGACCTGCGCCAAAACCACCTTTCCAACGATGTTTAATGCAAGTATCATCATTTACCCAAAATGACCAACAAGGTTTCCATAACGGGAAATGGTCTTTAAGAGTAAAGCCTTTAACACCCTCATACATGCCTGTTTGCGCTGATAAAAAAGTTTCAAATCTAGCGTCATGGTTGCCAAGCGTCCAGATTAATTGTGCGCCTATTGCTGCTTTTTCAATGCCTTCCATCATTTCAATGCACGACTCTAATTCTTCTTTGACTGTTGGTGTATTTTCCCAGCCTATTCTTGCATGGCGCGATGCTTGAGAGCCATCAAATATATCGCCATTGGCTACTACAACTTTTGGCTTAAACTCTTTAATAATCATTAAAAGAGCTTTGTAAGCTGTAGTAACCTCGCCAGGCCAAAAATGGGCATCGCTAAATACGACTACTCTGCCTTTTTCTATGTTTGTGCCACGCCTAGCATTGCCTGGTGTTTGTTGTATTTTGCTTGCATATGCTGGATTACTGCTTGCAAATGTAGGTAAAGATATGCCGAGTCTATTTTCTAATGCTCGTCTGCGATTGTAGACATTCCTTATGGCTATACCATGTAAACTAGCAAATTCACTAGGGCTTCCTGTTTTATTCCAGGATTCAATCCACTCTTCATCGGATAACCAATAACCAGGCATTAAATTTCCCCTATAATCAATAAGTTACTGAATACTAACTGAAAAATATGACATTTGCGAAAAAAGTAGATAAAAACCAGGCGTCTGTTGTTAAGGCACTACGAGATTATGGCGCTGATGTACATTTATTACACATGGTAGGCAGAGGCATACCTGATTTACTTGTGGCATATGAAGGACATACTATTTTAATTGAAGTTAAAGATGGCGCGCACAAAGTATTTACGCCTGAGCAAATAAAGTTTATTGCAGCATGGAAAGGTGGGCCTTTATACAGGGTAAATTCAAGCGAAGAAGCTATAGATGTTTTAAAATCATTAAAAATGGAGTAATTTATGAATGATAATGTCGCAATGTTTGCCGCCACTTTGTTGCACAGCGCAACAAACACGCATTTTTTTCATTGGTCTACAGACTCTTTTAGCAAACATATGGCTTTGGGCGCATATTATGACGGCATAGTAGAACTTACCGATGCTTATGTAGAGGCATATATGGGCTGTTATGACAAAATTACTAGCTTTCCAAGTGTATATCACCAGCCAAAAGACCCTGTTAAATATCTCCAAAGCCTACAAAAATTTGTAAAAGAAGCACGCCAAGATTTGCCGCAAGACGAGCAATTATGTAATTTGGTTGATGCTATTGCAGACCTAATAGACTCAACTACTTACAAACTACGCTTTTTAAAATAGGATTCAATATGCCATTAGATAAGTCAGGGTCAGCCCAAAGCGTAGGTAAAAACTACAAAACTGAGGTAGCTGCAGGCAAACCAAAGAAACAAGCATTGGCGATTGCATTAAGCGAAGAAAGAACACACGCTAAAGGCAGGCGTAAAGCTAAGCTAGAAGAACAATATTCTAAATATGTAGAGGCAAACGCATGAAACCTGGTCTATACGCAAATATCCATGCAAAACAAGAGCGTATTAAAAATGGTTCTGGTGAAAAAATGCGTAAAGCTGGCTCAAAAGGCGCGCCAAGTGCAGCAGACTTTAAACAAGCTGCCAAAACAAGAAAAGAAGTCATTACTGACAAAATGAAGGATATGTAATGAAACACATGACAAGAAGCTATCCACCAGAAAATGCTATGCTGCGCCCGCACAAAGAGTCAACGCTTGAAAAACAGCAAAAGAAGCGCCAAGACCATAATCCTCCATTAGAGCTAGATGACAGCACATTGCTAAACAAAAGAGCTAATCAAAGAATGAAGCGTAAGCAAGCATTAATGGATGCAATGAACAAAAACCATGACCCTGACATTGTAGGATAATTGCTGTAGAATAAACCCCTTATAAATCAATTACTTGAGATTATATGGACAAAAAACTGTCGAAATCTGTTGAAGATAACCTAAATAGAGCAGGTAGAAAGCCAGGAGTGCCTAATAAAAGCACTACCGCAGCTAGGGAAGCGATTGCTAAGTTTGTTGATGGCAATGCACACAAAATGCAAGAGTGGCTTCAAAGTGTTGCTGACGGCATCCAAAACGATGAAGGTAAATATGTTGTAGCGCCCAATCCTGAAAAAGCATTTGGCATGTTACAGACTGTAATGGAATACCATGTGCCTAAGCTGGCTCGTACTGAAGTGGTAGGAGATGAGAAAGCACCACAAAGAATGGTAGTCAGTTGGAAGAAGTAATAGATGTAGAGCTTGATTACAAGCCTAGAGATGTATTCTTAGACTTTCACGAAAGAAAGCAACGATGGGCAGTTATAGTGGCTCATCGCCGGTGCGGTAAGACAGTTAGTTGCATTAACGAACTGCTTTACAAAGCACTTATAGAAAATAAAGAAGATGGTCGCTACGCCTATGTCGCGCCTTATTACAGCCAAGCCAAAAATATTGCATGGGATTACTTATTACGCTTTAGTAAACCTGTCATGGCTAAAGCCAACCAAAGCGAGTTATGGGTAGAATTAATCAATGGCGCAAGGATTCGTTTGTTTGGTGCTGATAACGCTGACAGTTTGCGTGGTTTGTACCTTGATGGCATAGTATTGGATGAGTATGCCGATATGCGCCCTAGACTATGGGGTGAGATTATTCGCCCATTGTTAGCTGATAGATTAGGTTGGGCTGTATTCATTGGCACACCTAAGGGGCATAATGCGTTTTGGGACATATACAACAACGCTACAAGAAACCCTGATTGGTACACTAGAACGCTAAGAGCAAGCCAAACAGGCTTATTGCCTAACTCTGAGCTAGAAGATGCTGCTAAGTCTATGACGCAGGACCAATACCTTCAAGAGTTTGAGTGCGACTTTGAGTCCGCTATCTTAGGCGCTTACTATGGTAAGGAAATGCGCCAACTCACAGATTTAGGCAGAATTACAGATATTGAATACGACCCTATGTTTCCTGTGCATACAGCATGGGACCTTGGTTATAGCGATGACACCGCAATTTGGTGGTTTCAGGTAGTGCATGGCGAAATTCGTATGCTTGACTATCATTCGTCAAATGGGCAACCTGTAGCGTTTTATTCGGGCATTATTCAGTCAAGAGAAAAAGAAAAAAACTACAATTACGGCACACATTATTTGCCACACGATGCAAGAGCAAAGACACTTGCGTCAAATAGAAGCATAATTGAGCAACTTTCAGACAAAATTGCGTTAAAATCAATGAAAATTGTACCAATGTTGTCACTTCAAGATGGTATACAAGCAACACGACTAGCATTAACTAGGGCTTGGTTTGACCATAAATGTGAGGATGGCATTGAATGTTTAAGGCAGTACCAGCGTTTGTACGATGACGATGCAAAAGTGTTTAGGGATAAACCTAGGCACGATTGGACAAGTCATGGTGCAGACGCATTTAGGATGCTAAGTATTGCCTGGAAAGAAGAAGCTAAGTTACCCTCGAAAGATGACTCGATTAAAGGGCTATTTGTAGGTAAAACCGAAGTTAGCTTGAATGATTTGTGGAAAGAAAAACAAGTCGTATCAAGAGGGAGAATTTGATGGCGAATGATAAAGCGACTGTAGACCACACTTATGAGGATTGGTATAAAACCATTATGGGCTATGAACGCTCTTATAAGCGTTGGGAAGCCAGAGTTGACCGCATTGTAAAGAAATATAAAGATGATAGCCGCTACGACAGAAACCCTAATGCACGCTTCAACATACTCTGGAGCAATGTACAGACTATACAGCCAGCTATCTTTGCAAGACTTCCTCGACCTGATGTTAGCCGTAGGTTTAGGGACAATGACCCCATAGGTAGAGTAGCGTCAATGATGCTTGAAAGAGCATTAGAGTTTGAGATTGAGCATTATGGGGACTACAAGTCAGCAATGAGCAATGTTGTACTCGACCGATTACTAGGTGGGCGCGGGGTAGCATGGGTGCGTTATGAGCCACATATTGTAGGTGAAGAATCAGGCGAGCCTGACGATGGCTTTGAAGTTACTGAAGATGCTGACGAAGCTGAAACTGCTGAAGGCATGGAAAATGAGTCACAAGAGCGCATAGAATATGAGTGCTGCCCTGTTGACTATGTCCATTGGCGTGACTTTGGGCATACTATTGCTCGCACATGGGAAGAAGTAACAGCAGTCTGGCGCAGAGTATATATGTCGCGCCCTGCACTTGTTGAGCGTTTTGGTGAAGAATTAGGCTACAAAATACCATTAGACACAAAGCCAGACGACTTAAAGCAGTCGTACAAGTCTGATGATGGAGTATATGAAGCGGTGATATACGAAGTCTGGGACAAAGAAACAGGCAAAGTCTTATGGATTTCTAAGTCACTTGGCAAAATTGTTGACGAAAGAGATGACCCACTACAGCTTGAAAACTTTTGGCCTTGTCCAAAACCACTTTATGCAACGCTGACTACAGACAGTTTAGAACCAATTCCTGATTTTACTATTTACCAAGACCAAGCTAGAGAGCTAGATGTACTTTGCGACAGAATAGATGGATTGATTAACGCATTAAAAGTGCGTGGTGTATATGACGCTTCAGCAAGTGAGCTACAACGCTTATTCTCTGAAGGCGAAAACAACACTATGATTCCAGTAAGCAACTGGATGGCATTTGCTGAAAAGCAAGGCATGAAAGGCGCTATTGATTTAGTTGATTTAGCACCATTTGCAAGCGCATTGTTATCTTGCTATCAAGCAATGGACCAGGTTAAAAACCAAATCTATGAATTAATGGGCATTGCTGACATTCAAAGAGGTCAGACTGACCCTAATGACACGCTTGGCGCGCAGATTATTAAGTCAAACAACGCAGCAGGTCGCTTAAAAACTCAGCAACACGCAGTAGTAGACTTTGCAACCTCGCTTTTAAGCATTAAAGCGCAGATTATTTGCAATCACTTTACAGATGACACGCTAGTTAAGATTTCTGGCGCAATGCAACTGTCTGACCAAGATAAACAGCTTATTCCGCAAGCTATTGCATTATTAAGAAACGAAGCCAGTAAAAACTTCCGTATTGAAGTTACTTCTGACTCAATGATTTACCAAGATGAGCAGCAAGAGAAACAAGACAGGATGCAATTTTTAGCTGCAGTTGGTGGATTTATGGCACAAGCTGTACCAATGGTGCAAAACACACCAGAATTAGCGCCTATGGCTCTTGAAATGTTGAAATTTGGTATAACAGCGTTTAAAGCAGGTAAACAATTAGAAGGAATTATTGACGAAACTGCTGATAAATTGCGTATTTCTGCACAACAGTCAGAAGGCAAGCCTAAGCCACCACCTGTAGAGATGCAAAAAGCACAGATGGATAATCAATCTAAGATGCAGCAAATTCAAATGCAGGCGCAGATTGAACAAGCTAAGTTACAAGGTCAAATGCAGCTTGAAAAAGCTAAACAAGAGTACCAGGCGCAAGAAAACCAACTTAAATTTCAGCTTGAGGACCAACGCAATCAGCGTGAAGCAGAAATGGAAATGATGTTGGCTAAGCAAAAGACAGAAACAGAAAACAACAAACAAATATTGATTGCTTACCTTGATAACGCTACTAAGATTGAAGCTGCCCGAATTTCAGCAGGTCTTGATGATGGCTCAGAAGCCTATATTGAGAATGTTGAGCAAGCTAAAATAATGCAAGACAACATGGGATATTCACAAATGGCTACTCATCCACTTAAACCAGCAATGGACAATATGCACCAATCAAATCAACAGCTTGCACAAATGCTTGCTATGTTGCTTGAAAAAATGCACCAACCTAAAGAAATTGTGCGTGATGAAAACGGCAAAATTGTTGGAGTTAGATAATGGCTATTACTGTAAAACATACCAAGGTTTCAACAATACCTGATGGGGATGACACAAGCGTTGTACGCCCAAGTGATTGGAACGCTGACCATCAATTAACAGGCACTATTCCTGTAGATAATGGTGGCACAGGCGCAGCTACATTAACTGGCTATGTTAAAGGCAATGGCACAGCAGCGATGACTGCTGCTTTTACTATACCTAACACAGACATTACAGGCCTTGGTACAGCTTCTACTAAAGATTCAGGCGTAGCTAATGGCGTGGCAACTTTAGATGGTAGCGGTACAGTCCCAATTAACCAATTACCAGCCGCAGTCTTAGGCGCATTAAGTTATCAAGGAACATGGAATGCCAGTACAAATACTCCTACTCTTACTTCGTCTGTTGGTACTAAGGGTTACTACTATGTTGTATCTGTTGCTGGTAGCACTAATCTTAACGGTATTACAGATTGGGTCGTGGGTGACTGGGCTGTTTACAATGGTACTGCCTGGCAAAAAGTAGACAATACAGACGCAGTAACTAGCGTAAACGGCTACACAGGCACAGTCGTATTAACTGCCGCAGATGTGAGTGCAGTACCTTACACAGGGGCTACTGGTGCAGTAGATTTAAACGCTAAGTCTTTAGTTAATGTAAGTAACTTAGGTGTTGGAACTTCTACCGTACCTACGATTGCAATACGGGCAGTAGGCAATAACAATTCAACTTCAAGAATTGCAATGCGTGGATATTCAAGTGATGCTAATAGTTCCGCTATTCGTGTTACTAAATTTAGGGGTACTGCGGGCGCGCCACAAGCACCACAAAACGGTGATAGTTTAGGTAAGTTTGAGTTAGCTGGTTATGGCACAACTTCTTCAGAAGGTTATCCACAGGCTTCTTTAGAAGGTTTAGCTACAGAAGCATGGGGCGCTACAGCTAGAGGTACAAAAGCTGTAATTAAAGTTACGCCTAATACTACAACTACTCAAGTTACCGCTTTAACTATTGACCAAAATTCAGCAGCTACTTTTGCAAGCACAGTAACAGCTAATGGAACATTGCTTACAGGCAATACAGGAACAGTTACTAGCGTAGCAGCTACAGCAGGCACAGGAATTACTGTATCAGGAAGCCCTATTACTACTAGTGGCACTTTGACTATTACCAATTCTGCTCCTGACCAAACTGTTGTATTGACTGCTGGCACAGGAATATCTACTAGCGGTACATACCCTAACTTTACAATTACCAATACAAGCCCATCTAGCGGTGGTACAGTAACTAGCGTAACTGGAACAAGCCCAGTAGTTTCTAGCGGTGGCAATACGCCTGCTATATCAATGCCAGCGGCCACGACTTCTGTAAGTGGTTATTTGACTTCTACCGATTGGAATACCTTTAACGGCAAACAAGCTGCGGGTACTTATGTTAATTCTGTTTCTGCAACTGCGCCTATTACAAGTTCAGGTGGCGTAACTCCTACAATCGCTATACCTGCTGCAACTGGTAGCGTAAACGGCTATTTAACAAGCACAGATTGGACTACATTTAACAATAAGTCTAATACAAATGGAACTGTCACCAGCGTTGCTGCGCTGACTATAGGCACAACTGGTACTGACCTGTCATCTACTGTAGCTACGGGTACTACAACCCCTGTAATAACGCTACAAGTACCAACAGCTTCAGCTAGTAATCGTGGCGCTTTAAGTGCCGCAGATTGGACAACATTTAATGCTAAAGCTGCGCCTTTTACTTATACAAGTACCTATATACCTTATGGTCAAGGCACAACAACGCCTAATCAATCGTCTAGTTTAACTTTTGACGGCACTACCCTAAATGCGCCAATTCAAAGGGCAAGCAACGGCATTGTTGTTAATAAAATGACTATTGCTGCTAGTTACTCTATTGCTTCAGGTGATAGTGGTATGTCTGTTGGTCCTGTAACTGTAGCTTCAGGTCAATCTGTAACTGTAGCAAGTGGAAGTCGTTGGGTAGTGCTGTAATGTTTTCAACAGCTTTTCAGGCTAATGCGTTTCAAAACAATGCTTTTCAGATTGTTATTACCCCTACCAATGTAAAGACTGGTGGGGATGACGCGCCTTACACAAGAGAAGAATTAAAACGACTTAAAGGTATTCAAAAGAAACTGCGTCAAGCAGAAGAAAAACGCATTGCTGCACTTAAAGCTGACCAAGAATTACGCAAGCAAACTATTGCAGATTTAGTAGACCCAAAACCCGTTGCAAAGAAACAACAAACTAATATACAATCCAATCAAGAAGTTAGCGTTGATATACCGTCAAACCTAGCAAATATTGACCGATACATCGCTAATCTTGTAACACAACAACAAGACCTGCAAAACGCTGTATTAATAAGAGCCGCTAAAATTCGCTTAGAGCAAGAGTTAGCAATCTTAGAAGCAAAGCGCCAAGCAGAATTAGACGATGAGGAAGCACTATTAGCACTCTTACTTTAAACCCGCACACAGAATATAAAAAAGCCTACGAACACCTGCACGCTGGTCGTTTAGACGCTGGATTTAGGCTATTTGAATACAGATGGCATCCTGAAGTTATAGCTAATCAAGCACAGCCATATCATCAAAAGTTAAAAATGCCTGTTTGGCGAGGCGAAAGTCTTTTAGGCAAGACAATTACTGTACAAGCAGAACAAGGCTTTGGCGACATCATTCAATATGCACGCTTTTTACCCTTTTTAAAGGTTATGGGCGCTAAATCCGTTGTTTTATTGCAACATGGCTCATTACATACGCTGTTAGGGCAAATGGATTGCGTTGATACATTTACTAATATGCCTGAAGAAGGCATTGCTACAGAGTCAGACTATTGGATTGGCATAATTTCGCTGCCTTATTACATAAGTTTGGCGCCTGCATACGCAAGGTCTTTATTTCCTGTTACATGTAACAAAATTGTAGGGTCAGAAGGCTATTTAGACGCTATAGCAAGCAATATTCCTAAAAAACTAGCAGTTAATTGGTCTACATCTAAAGGGCTTTTGCACTATGTACGGACTATGCGCCCAGAAACAATGCTTGAATTAGTAGGTGATGACGCTTATTCATTTAATCCCGAAGAAGATAGGTTTTGGTCGCCTTTACCTAACGATGGTTGGAAACAAGACTGGGCTAAAACTGCAAGTCATTTAAAAGCGTGTAAAGGATTGGTAACAGTTGACACAGGCATAGCTCATGTAGCAGGCGCATTAGGTGTAAAGACTATTGTGATTATGCCTAAAAAAGAATTCAAGTGCTGGCGATGGAAACACGGCACATGGTACAACTCTGTTTGCACAGTTGAAGAAGAAGAATTAGACAAAATACCCGAAATCATAAGGAGAATGTAATGCTATGCCCTAAATGCGGTTGGTCTGAAAACAGCCATATTGAAGCCCAAAAGACGGATGAAGAATTTTTTATTGAATGGTGGACTCCTACTATTGGCGAAGAAGCTGCCAAAGCGTCATGGCAAGATAAAGTTGCTATGAAGTCTAGAGTAGCCCCTACAGTTATTTCAGATATACCAGGCCATATATCTATGGCTGATGGTACATGGGTAGACAGTCGGTCTAAACACAGAGAAAACTTAAAGCGCAACGGTTGTATTGAGTTGGGCAACGATGTGCCTATGCAGCAAAAAGCACCAGAAATGAGTAGACAGTCGCAAGAGGCAAGAAAACGCCAAATTGCTGAATTAGCTTACGCCAAATTACGATAACCTATTGGAGAACCCATGTCAGAAGAACAATTAGACCGCAGAGATTTATTAGAAGCTGCTTTAGATGCAGCA